CTATCCTCGTTAGACTCAAACTTAACGGGAGGTAGATTATTCTTTCTCTGATTAATTAACTTAGACTGCTCGCTGTTCTGCTGACTAATTCTTTTTGATTTAGACTCATCTCGTGAAACCTCCCTAGAGTCTAACTGAGCCTGAGTCATACCCTGTATCTGCATACTGTAATTAAACTCCTCTGCCATCAACTGACTCTTAAGCTGCGCCTCTGCCTTCTGCTTCTCTATCTCAAAAGCTATCTCCGCTTGCTTCAGTTGCATCTTGCCCTGAATCTCAGCCTGCTGCTTCTGCATAGCTACCTGAGCAGACATTTCCTGAGACTTCAATTGCTGTTGAGCAGTCATCGCCTGCTTCTGCATCATCATTCTCTCTTCCCTGTCCTGCTTCTGAGTACGCTTCAACTTAAGTAGCTGATTAGCTAATTTTATGTTCCTTAACTCTCTTATGTCTATAGCATCCTCAAGGTTTATATCCCCCTTAGATAATGCCATATTTATATTTTGCTCTAGCTGTGCCTTCTGTTCCTCATCAGGAGCAACCTCAATAAAAATACCGAAGTCATATATATATAAATCAGATATATCATTAAGTATACTTACATTATACTTACCTATCTTGTTTACAAAGTCATCCTTGAAGTCAGAGTACTCTAATATATCAGCAACCCTATAAGTTAAAGCCTCAGCTAAAGACCTGTACATATATAGACTCCCGTCAAGTATGTGCCTGGTTGCAGTGTTTGAGTTTAATGCCGCTAATTTTTGTAGACCTACTAAAGAATCAGGACTAGGTGTAGACGCATCTCTTGCCTCATTTAATCCCGTTACCGTCCTAATCATATTCAGGTAGTGATTATAATTAGTGAGTAGCATCTGTGTCTTTGATGCACCTGAGTTTGATGTCAATTGCTGAATAGGAATCCTTGCGTTATTAAAGTCCCCGTCCTGTGTGAACGACCTACCTATAACAGATCCCGTCTGAAAGTATAACCTTAACGCATCCTCAGGATTGTATGCAGCACCCGTTCCCAGGTCAACCTCATTCAATCCGTCAGCGTCTATATACACACCGTCAGGAACAACCTTAGATATAACTTGCTGTAGCTTTAAGTGTGTTATCTGTATCAGATCAGCGAATGGTATCATCCTGCCTACTAAGGACTCAATATTCCCCTTGTACATACGAGGGGCAACAGCAACATAGTTAGGTAGTGCATGCTGAGATGATGACTTAGGTCTTACCATATTACTAGCAAGCTCCCACTTCAATAAGAAGTTTGTGCCCATAACCATCACTCCGTCATACCATACATCAATAGTCTTCTCTATCTTCTCGAAGTTACCCTCGTCCATCATGTCAACAGGTGGATTGAAGGTATCATCCTTCTCAATAACCTTACTGCCCCCTGTCTCAAGTATCTTTTTCTTATAGACCATCTTCTTTGTGGTCTTATAATTAAAGTACATTACCGTGACAGTGTCACGATAAAAAATATCATTCTCGTAGTACTGAGCTACGTTATAGTAATCATACCAGCTTTGACCGTGCTTTGAGATTTCCTCTAGGTCCTCATTAGTCAAGTCAGGCTTAATCTTTCTTAATTCAATAATAGGAATAGTCTTAATCTCTCCCCAGTAAAAACAGTCCTTGAAGTTAGGGTCCTCGGTATAGCTGTAAACTATATTTGCCGGGTCCACATAAGACACCTCAACACCTGATCCTAGTAAGAACTCGTGTTTAGCAACGCCTATACCTATAGTAGTTAAATCATAATCTACACGCTTCCTTATGTCTATGTAATGATTCTCCTCGAACATTGTATTGATCGCCTCCTCCTCTGCTATCTCTAGTGCAGGCTTATAATTTAGCTGCATGTACAATGATAACTCATCATCAGTCTGAGGTAACTCATCAGGGGGCATAACAAACGGGTCAACACCCGTCTTCTTCTGTATAATCTCAAGAGTATCTTTAGCGACCATCTGGCCCTGTATCATATCCTGGTACTTACTCCTGTTAGACTGAGAGAGCGCATCCTGTGCATATGCCTTAACCTTAAATAGCCTGTCAGACATACCGTTAACAACAATATCTACGAACTTAGGAATCACAGCAATAGGTGTCCAGTCAAGGTTCATATAAGATAAATCGCCGTCTACAGCTAACTCATTCTTATACTTTGCTATTGATTGCTCGCCTCGTGCATATAATCTAAGCCTGTGAAAGTTTCTCCACTGACCGTAAAACCTGCACTGATTCCCGTCCTTCTTAAACCACTCATACTGAATAGCTTGTCCTATCTGTAAGCCGAACCCATCGCTCGCTTTCTCAGAGTCTGAAACAAATTGACTAGGAAAGCCTGCGGATGAGATGTTAATTTTAATATCCTTCATCTAATAATTTCACTTGTTGTACCCTTATTAGCATACTTCGCAAAAGTAATCTTTATTTTTGATTCTTTTTTCTCCGGCTGGTAGAGGTGTTTTTGACAGGCCATGGCAGCAAGACCTGAACTAATAGACGCATCAAACTTTGTTCTGTTGTTTATATCAAACCTTGCCCAGTCCTCTAAGGTTCTATTAAAGGGCATCCTGCCCATATCACCCTCCTCCCTAAAGTTACCCTCAAAGTCAATACCTATGTACTTCTCTATATAAGACTCTATAGCTGATGCGTGAGCCTGTTTAACGTCCTCACTAGTGTTAGGTATACCACCTAGTTCTTTCTCGGTCTTAGAGAGCTTCGCAGCACTCTTATCGGGCCTTGTCATAGAGTAACCCCTGTAGCCCCTGTTCTTAAAATGATACAATAACCTAGGCTTGTTGTTCTCAACTAGTATAGGCATACCATAAAATATACATGCCATCAAAACATCCTCAAAAAATATCTCAGCAGTCTGCGGCCTGGCAACATACTCTAAGAAAAATTCATTACTAGGGGCATTGTCCATATTAAACTTAGTCAGCCCATGCAGCGCACCGTTAGATCCACCACCGCCCACAGTTCCACTAATGTCATAGGAGTCACAACCGAATGCACCTAAGTGCTCATTACCAGGGTACTTAACACCATTCCTTAAGCTTATATTGTTCTGCATAGCCGAGGGTGGTGTCCAGCTTATATTAAATCGCCCGTGCTTATCAGGTGACCATACCACTGATGTATCCTTAATACCGTTCGTCCACCTAAATGTACCCTTCGTCACATAATGCTCAGTAATCATACTGTCATTATAATCTATCTGCTGATAGATCCTAGTTAAATTAAACAGACTCTGCTTGCTCTCATCCCTAAAAGCATGTGACTCCGTCCTAGGGAACTGTCGATAGAACTCATTCAACGCATCAGGGTCACTCTTCATAGAGTCAACCTCTGCCTCCCAGTAATCAATAGCACCGTTCTCTATAATCTCACGGTCTACGCCTATAGTCTTCTTACTAGGCTTCCTGAATACAGGCATGCCATATATATCAATAAAGCCCTCCATGTTCCACTCCATAGGAATGAACAAGGAGTACATACCACTCTTTGTTTGTCCGTTAGCATTTCGCTTAGAAAGACTTGAGTCAGTATACAGTTTCTTGAACTCACTGCCACCCTTATTAAGGGCATTAGATGTAGAGCCCATCAAACACTTACCTATAATTTTACTACCCAGCCTAAGACAGGTCTTAGTTACCCGCCAGTTATTTAATATGTTATTAGGCTTAAGCCACTTGCCACTTTCATCGTGTACTAATAGTAGTAGCTTCTCACCATCATATGAGTTGTCATCAGTATTCTTCCAGTCAATAGTCGTGTTTAAGCCCTGAATGTCAGAGTCATCAATAAGAAGCATATTCTTCTTCGTGATCTTAGACGCAGGAACCCTATAAGCTAACTCAGTCTTAGGCTTGTCCATGCCATCCATGACCGGCTTAAAAAAGAAAGGTAACTTATTATTGATAGGAACCACCTTGTCAGTGAACATCTTCTTTGCATCAGAACCTGTCTTTGATAGTACGCCGATACGAGCGTCATTAGCTAAGGTTGCTGTATTGATACACTCAGAAGAACTCATGAACGAGAACCCTGAACGCCTTATCTTTAAGTACACCATACCGAAACTGCGCTTGTCAGCCTTACAAGCCTCCCAGAATAAGAACAGTATCCTGTTAGCCTCCCTGAAGTCAGGGTAACCCACATCTATACTAGCCCACTGAAGGTACATATAATGAGAGCCAGTCATATAAGATGGCTTACCATTATTCATGAACCAGAATCCCTCTTCACGGAAATCAAACTCCTCCTCAATATAATCTACCCACATACTCTTAAAGTCTGTGGCCATTTCATTCCAGTGAAATATTGATTGTATCTTATCTAGCTGAGAAGGTAATTCCTTCCTCTCCCAGTATTGATTACTAGGCTTACTGTCCCTGCTGAAAATTTTCTTTGGTGCCTTAGGTAGTGCTATCTTCAAATCAGATATCTCTACGATATCACCGATCTCACCACTCTTAGATATTACGACTACATCATACTGACTATCGTAACCATATACCCAACTCTTCTTTCTGTTCTTAATAGAAATAACACCCTTAGGAATAAAATCATCTATAACCCTATATAAACTATTTCCTTGACCTTCTTTCTGCAAATCCTTGTTTATTATCTAGATTATTAGAAGAAGTGTTATTAAGTGCCTCTCTCTCAGACTCTATTCTATTGAGTATCTCAAAGGCATCAAATATAGCAAGCTTCTTCGTGGCAGCAGCGTTCTTTAGTTTGTCGGCAGATAAATCGTCCTCAGGGTCATGCTTTATAATGTCCTCCTTAGCAACCTTTATTAACTGCTCAACAGCTCTGTGTCCGGCATCTATAATCTTTAATTTTATTGACTTTAAATCCATCATACAGTCATTGTTATCTGGTGGTCATACATACGATATAATGTCTCATCATCCACAATAAACTCATACTCACTATCAGGCTTAAACGATACCCTCTGACCGCTATCTATACCATAACTCTTTAGCTTGCTGTTAGCAATAACAACCTCCCCCATCAAGGGCTCGTGGGTGAATGGCTTATATATATAAGACTCCTCCTTATCAATAGGCCTAACAAAACAGTACCTATCATAGCCCTTCCATACATCATCCTTCTTGTACGCAAAGAACTGGTCAGCATCTAAAAAAAATAAGTTGTCCTTAAAAAAACTCTTTCCACTACGCCTTCGGCCTCGCATATCATTGTAGAACTTAAACACATTGTGGTGTACTAAAAGTATATCTCCCTTTGAAATTTCTCCCTTATATCTTATAGGAACCTCTACAACCTCAGCGTGTCTATTAGATGACTTAAAGTCCTCCTCAGAGGTGCTGACAATAAAGTCTATGCCGCCTATCTCCTTAGTGTTATTGTACCGCTTGTCACCGACAGGCTTTACAATAAACTGATGTAGTGACCTCATTAAAAGTTTATATTGTATTCTATAGATACAGGAACAGTGGAAGTAAACTCCTTCCACAACACAATAACAGAGTCCTCACCCTCTATCCATATCTTGTATGAGGAGGAAAACTCGTCTTGTTTAATTAAGTGAATCTTGTAGCTAGAGCCTAATACACTCTGCCCAACAATGTAGTGCATCGCCCCTGACTTGTAGTCAGGACCGACAGATATTTTACGAATGTCCATTTCATTATATTTTAATTTTAGATACTGTTACTGAAGTAGCGGGAGATGCTGTTATATTACCAATAGTATAACCAGGAGCTCTTAATTGTGCGTAAACACCACTTGTGTGACCTGCCTTATACGTTAAAACTTGGGATGCCTCCACCTGAAACACATCCGTTCTAGTGAATGGTCTAAAAATATCAGGTGTAGCAGGCAAACTTATAAATGATGAGTTATATTTTGGAGTTATACCTAAAAAGGGTTGAAACATAACTTCACTAAGAGACGCAGTACTCAAATTAAAGTTCCCAAAAAACTCTACTATATATAATCCTGAAGTGTCAAAGGTTATGTTTCCGTTAGAT